GTGAAGTTGATTGGGAGCAATACTTCCAATCAATTTCTGATGTATGCCCATGGAGTCTCGAGGCATACCAAAATGATCTAATTAAATTTGCAAGATATTCAGATACCAAAGTATTTTACCACGATGAAACATGGAACACAAGAAAGCATATGGCTGTAATTTATTATGATGTTTCATCAGATGTGGATGACCTTATTTGGACAGTGGATCAATTTGATGCATTGCCCAATACCATTTGCTTTTGGAGTCATCCAGACCATACCAAAGGCAAAAACAAACAATGCAATATTCCTATCATAATTCAACAGGGCAGACAAACCCTAGAAGCAATTAGGAAACAGCATAAATATAACAAACAATCGCAAAGATTGGACAGTTAAACTCATAACTTTAAAGGAGGATTTACATGAGTGATATGGAACAAAACACAGAGCAGACTCAAGCTCCAGTAGAAACAGATGCACCAGCAACTGAAGATGCTGTAACTGAGGCGAAAACTTTTACACAGGCTGACTTAGATAAGATTGTGGCAGACCGTGTTTCGAGAGAAAGACGAAAGTTTGAAAAGAAGTATGAAGGCATTGACCCAGAATACTACACAGAATTATCTGCAAAGGCTGAAAAGGAGAAACAAGATAAACTGAAAGCAAAAGGCGAGTTTGAACAAATTTTAAAAGACAGTATGTCTAAGAAAGATGAACAAATTAATGCTTTACTTAATCAAGTAAAAACTATCAAAGTTGATGGTAACTTACTTGATACTGCTTCTAAACATAAGGCAATAAATCCAGGGCAAGTTACACAACTACTCAAGGATCAAGTGCAAATGAATGAAGCAGGTGATGTTGAGATTGTTGATCCTAAAACAAAACAAGTGAGATACAATGACAAAGGTGAACACCTTTCAGTGTCAGAACTTGTTGAAGAATTTTTAACGGCGAACCCACACTTTGTAGCCGCAACACCATCAGGTGCAGGCACTACATCAAAAGTTGGCGATGCTGGGAGCAGTGAAAAGTTTGATATAACAAAATTAGATATGTCTAAACCTGAAGATAGGAAGATTTATGCTGAATATCGTAAGCAACATGGCATATCGGGGTAAATTAAACTTTAATAACCATTTAAGGAGAAACATAAAATGGCAGGCGAAATAAAATCGACTACTACTACTTTAGATGATCTTATTGCTCCAATCGTGGCAGAAGCACAGTTCGTAGCGGCAGAAAGATCAATCATGAGAGGCCTTGTAAAACAATTTAACATTCCAGCAAATTCTGGTAAGGTTTTACAGGTTCCTATATATCCACAACAAACGGCCGAAATTTTGACTGAGGCCGATGACTTATCACCAGCGGCAATCTCAACATCAAAAGTTGATATTACATTAAGAGAAGTTGGTTTAATGACTAATGTATCAGACCTAGCATTAAATCACTCAGAAACTAATGTAATTCAAGATGTTGGAAGATTGTTTGGTGAAGCAATTGCAACAAGAATCGACCGTGACTTAACAGCATTGTTTGGCACTTTCGGTACAACTGTAGGTTCAGCTACAACGGCGGCAACAGCGGCACTAGTATTTGAAGCAGTTGCAAAATTAAGAGCAAATGCAGTTCCACCAAGTGACCTAGCATTGGTATTACACCCGCTAGTAGCACACGATCTTAAATCAACTATCACATCAACATTTGCGGCTCCGGCTAGTGATGTTGGTAACGAAGCATTAAGATCAGGTTTTGTAGGAATGTTAGCAGGTGTTCCAGTGTATGAAACATCAAACATGGCAGACTCATCAGGTAACTTCCCAGGCACAACTGGTGATTACAAAGGTGCAGTATTCCACAAAGATGGTTTAGCAATGGCAATGAGCGGCGACATTAAAATCGAAACTCAAAGAGATGCATCAGCTAGAGCAACTGAGATTGTAGGTATCGCAACATATGGTGTAGCGAAACTACAAGACACTTACGGTGTTGAAATGGAATTTGATTCTTCAATCCAATCATAATTTGGATAAAGAAACAACACATATTTTGGGGCAGTGGCAACATTGCCCCAACATAACTAGAGGAGAAACAAATGAGCAACTATTCAACGGATACAGATGTATTAGAATACGAACCACAGATCAAAGAATTTGGTATCATTGATTTTTCATCATACCATGCCAAAACAACAGCAGATATTCAAAGACTGCTTCGTATAGAATGGTGGCCTCGTGTTTCTAGAACAACAGGTAATTATTCATATTTCCAAACAACAGACTTGGAAATGAACAACACAAAACTACAAGCGGCACAATTCACTCGTGCGGCAGTGTTTCATGTATTAGCATACTACATACTACCACAACTAACACAGCATGGACCAGAGAGAGATAGATTCAGAGAAATGATTGACTTTTACAAAGGTAAATTTAGAGAAGAATTTGATCTTATACTGCAAGATGGTGTTGAATATGATTATGATGGTGATGGCACAATAGATAATACTGAAAAACAAACACAACACTACAACAGATTGATTAGATAATGGCAAATGTAAGAGAACAAATTGCTGAAGACATAGTAACTGATCTACAGGGTATCACAACACCTGGTGTTGTTATAGTATCAAGAAACCCAATCAACACTACAGACTTGTCTATAGCACAGTATCCAGCCATTATGGTAAGGACCACAACAGAGTCAAGAGAAGATGCCACAACCAATGCATTAAGGTTTGGCACTATTGATTATACCATCACAGGGTTTGTAAGAGCTGAATCATCAGCAACCACTGTGAACAATTCAATTGATACACAAAGAAACACATTGATTGAAGCAATATCAGAAAAATTAGAAGAAGATAGAACAAGAAATTCAAAAGCATTAAATTCATTTGTAACAGAAGTTACTGTGGATGATGGTACTGTATTTCCAATTGGTAGAATAGATATTACATTCCGTGTTCTATATAAATACACACGAGGAACTTTATAATGGGACTTAGAATTATATACAAAGGTGGTGAACAAAAAGCATGTTCATACACAGAAGCACAAAATTTAGTAGCCAATGAAGGTTGGAGTTGGAATAACTCTGCACCTGCACCAAAGGCTGTTAAGAAAACTGCCAAACCTAAAAAAGCCAAAGTTGAGGTTGAAGCAGTTGAATTGAAACCTGTTGAAGGTGAAGATTTAAAGATAATAGACTTTGGCAACATTGACGAGGAGAAATAATCATGGCAACATTTACAGGACATGACGGAGTGGTGAAGTTTGCTGACACAGATGATGGATTATCATTAGCGGCAAATGGTATTGCTAACTTAAGAAACTTCAGTATTGAACAAACACAAGACACAATTGAAGATACAGTAATGGGTTCAACAGGTATGAGAACATACAAACCTGGTCTATCTACATTTACTATCTCAGGTGATTTGTTTTTTGATGGTGGAGATACAACACAGGCAAAACTTGATGAATTAGTATCAAAAGTAGGCGAAGAATCAAATGCAACTTTTGAAGCATTCCCATCAGGAACAGCAGGTGGTAACACAAAGTTAGCAGGATCTTGCATCATTACAAGTTTTTCAATTACATCATCAGTTGATGGTATGGTTGAGGCTAGTTTTGCGGCACAAGGCACTGGTTCATTAGCAATAACACAATTATAATAGGGGATTGATATTGTGTTGAGGACAAAACTTACAGGTGATCTTGATTTATTAGATTTAAAAAAAGAAATTGATTCTTTTATTAGAGATTTATCAAATCAAACCATAAGGGTTGCAAGACAGAATACCCCTATTGACACAGGTCGTGCTCGTAAAGGATGGAGCAAATCCAATACCAGATCTGGTTTTGAGGTTGAAAACTCAGTGCCTTATATTGGTTTTTTGGAAAAAGGTCATTCTAAACAAGCACCCAAAGGAATATTAAAACCAACAGTCCGTAAGGTGACTGGCAACATACAGAGGAGAATTACACGATGACTCAATCGGTTAGAGATAAAGCAATCTCTCATTACAAACAGAGATTGGCAAGTAAACTATACAAATACCATGTAGAAGAATGGGATTGTGACATTTACTACAGATCTACAAGTTCAATGAGAACTGAATCAAAAATCATGGCACTTACCCAAAATGGTAAAAGTGCAGAGGCTTTGGTAGAATCAATTATTCTTAAAGCACTCGACCAAGATGGCAACAGAGTTTTTAGTGAAGGCGACAGACCATCATTATTAAATGAAGTGGATCCACAAGTTATTATCAAAGTGGCTTCACAACTTAATAATGTGCCTGCAGATGAAACTATAGAGGCTATCGAAAAAAACTAAGAAGGGACGGCGACTTATATAGTATGTTCGCCCTGGCAGATCATCTTAAGCAACCTTTAGATGCTGTCATGAACATGTCCCACTTGGAGTTTAAGGGTTGGATTGCTTATCTTAGTGTTAAGCATGAAAGACAAGAGAGAGATTTAAAGAAACATGGCAACACAAAGAATCACCATAGAAGCCGTTAATAAAACTGGGGCGGCATTAGGAAAAATCCAAAACGACCTCAAAGGTATTAACACTGCTACTAATTCCGTGTCCAGTGGATTTAGTAGATTGCAAACATTAATTGTTGGTGCGGCGGCGGCCTTTGGTGGTTTTAAACTTGCTAGTGGTTTCTTAGATACTGCTCGTCAATTAGAAAACTTAGGGTTACAACTTAAAGCGATTACAGGGTCAGCACAAGAAGGTGCAAAGGCCTTAGACATTGTAAAAGATGCGGCTGGAAGATCAGCATTTCAATTAGAAGAAATGGCACAAGCCGCACCCTTGCTTCTTAATGTAGCAGATTCAACCGAACAACTCAACGAATTATTAGCGATCACAGGTGACATAGCAGTTGCTGGCGGCTTAGACTTTATAACTGCGGCAGAACAACTACAAAGAACATTTGCCGCTGGTATTTCCTCAGCAGATCTATTTAGAGAACGAGGTATCAAAGCAATGCTTGGATTCCAAGAAGGAGTCCAATATACGGCCGAACAATCCAAACAATTTATCATCGATGGATTCCGTGATGGATCTATTAGTATCCAAGGCATTGCCGCAGAAATGGCATTGTCATTCGATGGTAGTTTCTCAATGATACAAGATGCTGTGTTTAGATTCCAAGCCGCAGTAATGGATGCAGGTCCATTTGACATGCTTAAAAGCATGATGGCTTTGGCAGTTGAAGCATTAAATGATAACTTTGGATCAATTGAAGAAGGAGCAACAGCATTTGGTAATAAAATAGTTGAAGTTGCCAATAATACCATAATTGGATTTGGAAAACTATTAGATGCACTAAATCCAGTGTTTCAATTCGTACAATCATCATTAAATGGACTTATTGAATTTACCAATGCATTACCAACAGAAATAAAACTGTTAGGTATAGTTGGATTCTTGGCATTGGGTATCAAAGGTAAACTTGTGGTGTTAGCAATTGGATTTGTAATTGATAATATCCAAAAATTATTTGAAGGCCTAATGAGTGTGGTTGGTAAAGTATCAAGGAAAATTGCAGATGCATTAGACTTTGTGGGATTTGATGAAACAGCCAATAAAGTAAGAAACTTTGCTGATGATGTAACAGAATCGTCATCACGAATTGGTGCTGAAATTGAAGACATGCTTAAAGGTTTGGATGATAAAGTTGCTATGAACATAGACAAAATACCAGGCTTGCCAGGCATAGAAGTAACCAACAAATACGAAAACATGTTTAGAAGTTTCACACAAAGACTTACTGCTCTTACAACTGAAAGAAATGAAAAAGCAGAACAAGCCGCAGAAGAATCATCTGAAACACAAACCAAAACTGTGCAGAAACAAATAGACAAAGAAGCAGATCTGCTTCAGAAAAAATTAACCACTCTACAAGAAGCATTGATGAGTGAAGCACAGGCCATTGAAAATCAAAGACAAAAGAATTTACAAATAATTGAAGACAATTTGGCCAAACAAAACATATCAGAAGAAAAAGCGGCTGAACTTAGAATCAAAGTTAATGAACAAGCACAAGCCAAACTAGATAAGATAGCCGAAGATGCGGCAGAAAAAGCAGAACAATTGGCAAAAGAAGCCAATGATGCAAGACTAAAATTAGAACAAGATTATTTTGCAGTTACAAAAGAATTATACAACACAGATATAGATAATGTCCGTGAAGCATATGAAAGAAGAATAGAAATTGTAGAAAAAGCAATGGCTAATGAAATTGATGCTGAAACAAACAAAGCCAAAATCATTAAAGATCTTAATGAACAAATGCAAAAAGAAATTAGTGCTATTCATAAAAAAGAAGCAGAGAAAAGAAGATTAGAAGAATTAAAAGCCAGTGGTTTATCAGAAGATCAAGCCAAAGCACTAAATGAACAGCTCAAATTGTTTGAAAAAGACAGAGGTGAATTTGTTATTCAAAACACTGGTGACATATTAAAAAGCCTAGGCACAATGAATAGACAAGCATTCCAGGCATACAAAGCATTTGCTATAGCAGAAGCAACGATCAATACATTCAAAGGTGCCGCGGCAGCCATAGGTTCAGGATTACCACCACCGTTTAACTTTATTGCGGCGGCGGCAGTTGTTGCACAAGGTCTTGCACAAGTGGCGGCGATTAGAAACACAAATTATTCAGGTAGAGCAATGGGTGGTCCTGTTGGTGCTGGTCAGACATACATGGTTGGTGAAAGAGGACCGGAAACATTTAGAGCACCAGCTGGAGGAGGCACAATTATACCAAACGGACAAGGCGGAGGTGTAAATGTAAACTTTACAGTGAATGCCATTGATGCACAATCATTCAACAGTGCTATATCAAAACAAAAACAAACCATTGTAAATATAGTAAATGAAGCAGTAAACAACACAGGTAGGAGAGCCATTACGGCATATTAGACATGGCAGATTTTGAAACAACATTAGGTGGCACAATTGGTAATATACAAGCAATTGAACTAAGATCAGTGCAACCAACTGTGAGAACACAGTCAATATCAGGTAGACAACAGGTTAGATCATTTGCTTCACAGTATTACACAGCAAGAATCGTGTTGCCAAACCTCACACAAGCAGACACAAGAAGAGTTATGGCATATTTGATCAGCAAACAAGGTGGTTTGACTGCATTTACCATTGCACCACACAATCTTACACAAAAGTCTGGCACACAAGGCACAGACATTGGTGTTAATTCAGCATCAGCTGGTGCAACATCAATTGCATTGGATTCAGGCAATAATTTGTTTAAGATGGGTGACATGATCAAGTTTTCAGGACATTCAAAAGCATACATGATCACACAAGACCAAGGTGGATCTACCACAATAAACTTTGAACCAGCATTGGTATCAGCAGTTGGTGGCAGTGAAACAGTAAAGAGTGGATCAGACTTTGAAATGACAGTGAGATTGGCAGGTGATGTTAACACATACACCATGGGCAATGATGGATTTGGCCAAATAGAATTTGATGTAGTGGAGTCCATATAATGGCTTATTCAGGAACTAGATTCCAATCACCCTTGTATGTGGGTGATGGCACAGGTGAAGTAGAAAAAAATCAAATCAAAACATTTCATTTGATGGAACTGCATTTTAATGACTCATCACAGTCATTGTTGAATGCTAACTTGTATTTCACAGATGGTTTTTATCCAATTGATTTTGATTCAGCCACAGCACCAGACTCAGGATCAAACACATATCAAGCATTGGGCAAATTTTTAACATTTGGATCTGTTGTGGAATCCACAGCAATCAAAGTAAACACAATCACAGTTGGTATCAGTGGTGTTGATGTAGCAGACATTTCAGATATTGTACATTCAAATGTTGTAAACAAAAGAGTGGTGATATACAGAACATTTTTAGATTCAAACAATGCTTTCCAAACGAATAGAACATTTTTGTTGTTTGATGGTAATATCAAAAACTTTACTTGCACAGAATCACCAGAAAATAGTGTAATAAACTTTTCAGTTGCTACACACTGGGCAAACTTTGAAGCACAGCAAGGTCGTATTACCAATTCAAACACACAATTTTTTACCAAAAGGTATAATTCAGATGAAACATTTGAAGAAGACAGAGGTTTTGAATATTCATCTATCTTTATAAAGGATGTGCATTGGGGACCAACAAATTAACTATAATTAGGCCAGCACAATTTGAGGATATGCCTCATTTGTTAGAGCTAGGCAGATTTGAACACCGTGAGAGTGGTTCAGAATATGGATATTCTATGGCCACATGCGAAAGGATGTTGCAGATGGTGTTGTTAGACACACAAGCAATATGCATCGTAATCACATACGACAACAAACCTCATGGTTACATCATTGGTGGGTTGGATCACATAGACATG